CAAGAAGTACGGGTACGACATGCAGGCCTACATCTACACCCGTCTCTTTGGAGTTCCGATTGAGAAGTTCATCTTCATTGCCATTGACAAGGGATCGTTGGACATTGGCATCTACACCATTTCCCCCGACTTCTTGCAGTCAGGTAAGGAGAAGTTGGAGCAGGCCATCGCCTTATACAAGGAATTCTTCTTGGGTGTAGAGGAGCCAGACCTGGACAGTTATACCATTGTTGGTCAACTCTAAATAAGGCGAAATCGCCACAATTAAAATGAAACAGACAGCAGTAGAGTGGTTTTGGAATAATTTAACCGATGATATGATTGGTGACTTACATCCTTGGCAAATTGGAAGTATTTACAAATTGAAAGAACAAGCCAAAGAGATTGAGAAGGAGCAGATTGTAGATGCGGTAGATAGTTGGATTCATACAGGGAATATGAAAGGTGAACAATACTACAACGAAACCTTTAACAACAATGGCTGACATAACCAAATGCAAAGGCGATGGTTGCCGCATCAAGGAAACCTGCTACCGATTCAGGGCGATGGCAGGAATGCGCCAATCCTTTTTTGTGACTTCGCCCATCAAAGATGGTGAGTGTGAAATGTATTGGGGTGAGGCAGCAAAAGCAACATACGACCAAGTAAAAGAAATCCTTAATGCCGACAAGAAATGAACGATAGTAACCAAGACCACGTTCATCCAGATCACTACAAGCATACGACAAAGGAGGTGTGGCAGATGATGGTTAACATATGGGGTGTGGGGGCGTTCATCACCTACTGCGAAATAAACGCATTCAAGTACAGAATGCGAGCAGGACGCAAGGCTGGCAACTCGGTAGAGCAGGACATTGAGAAGGCCAGATGGTATGAGGATAAAGCAAATGAATTGAACAGATTTTAATACAAAATAGAAATGACACTACTATACATAGCCATCTACGTGATAGGTTTCATTGTTACAGCTTGGATACATGGCCCAAAAGATGCACATAACGAAGATGACATAGTTGGTCAGGTTGGTGTGTCATTGCTCTGGCCACTTATTTTGATAGCATTAATTGCAATGATTCCCGTGTTCATAGTGCAGGCAATAAACGAACTGCGGAAGTGGTAACCTTTAACGCCAATTAGAAATGAAAGCAACAATCGAATACAACCTGCCAGACGATCAAATTGAGTTCGACCTTGCCAACTCCGCAGCACGGATGCATTCAGTCCTTTGGGACATGGATCAATGGCTGCGCAGCAATACCAAGCACGCACCCGATTCAGAACACGAGGAGGCAGTCAAGGCCTACTACAAATGCCGTGACCACCTGCGTGAGTTGATGAGCGACAACAACCTGAATTTTGACTGATGAGTTGTGAACCTAGCAAGGCAATCTGGATGATTGATGCGGTGATATCGTACAAGAAAGCCAAGAAAGCCCAAACCAAGAAGGTGTGGTTCAGCAGCCGCTGGGAACAGTTGTCATGTGTGAGGGTAGATCAAGAGGCGATTCACCAACTCATTGACCGCTACGGATTGAAAGACGCAACAGAATTGAAGATTGAAACAATCACGGGAGCCATATACCTCGGGGAACGATATGAAGAAGCACACTAAAATCTACTTCAAGGAGATGGGCATCAGCCCTGTGGAGTTCGTGCCGTGCGAGGTGTGTGGCAGCCGTGCCGTGGACATCCATCACATTGAACCCAGGGGCATGGGTGGGAGCAAGAGCCGAGATATAATAGAGAACCTGATGGCATTGTGCCGACCTTGCCACCACGAAGCCGACTTCGGAACCAAATTAACCAAACAATATCTATATGAAATCCACCAACACCACCTATCACGGGTTCACCCTTGAGGCCGTAATCAACCGCCACTACATCTTGCGCATAAACGTTTACGTGTCAGGAGTCATGATTCATCATTACGAGGTGTACCGCAGGAAGGGACGCAACTTCATTTTGGAGTTCCAGAGCGATCATATCAACGATGACGCATTCAATGAGTGCATAAAATTTGTACGTACAAAATGATACACATCGTCACCCCCTGCTCCCGTCCCGAGAACCTGGAATACCTGCGGGAGAGCATTCCAGCGGAGTGCAAATGGCTTGTGATGCTGGACTACTCCACACGTAAAAGCAAGATCCCAAAAGGAATAAATGTAATCCGTTCCAACTTTGGTGGTGCGTGGGGTGCGCCATTGCGCAACGCAGCGATTGACTACCTGCAAATAAGCGCAAGCCACAACGACTATGTGTACTTCCTGGATGACGATAACATCATCCATCCCGATTGGTATCAGGCGGTCAAGGATTGCAACGAGGACTTTGTGAATTGGGCGCAGGTGTATCGGAATGGAGAGCCACGCCTACGGGCAACGGAATCCCCACGGGTAGGGAACATTGACACGGCATCGTTCATGGTGAAGTTGGGAACCATTGGCAAGAGCCGATTCCAAATGCTATACGAGGCGGATGGTCTATTCGCCCAGGACGTTTACCAAAAAGGAACAAAACAAACTATAAATCAGTACCTTTGCTATTATAACTATTTGAGATCATGAAAACTAAAAGAGTACCCATTGGTGAAGTAATACCAAATCAGAGCAACCCCCGCATCATCAAGGATGATAAGTTCAAGAAGCTAGTTCAAAGCATAAAGGACTTCCCAGAAATGCTTGAGCTGCGTCCTATTGTTGTAGATAGCGAGATGGTTGTGCTTGGTGGAAATATGCGCCTTAAAGCATGCCAGGCGGCTGGATTGGTGGAAGTTCCCATCATCGTAGCCGAAAATCTTACGCATGCACAACGGCAGGAGTTCATCATCAAGGACAACGTGGGCTTTGGTGAATGGGACTGGGACATCCTGGCAAATGAATGGGAGGCAGCAGACCTTGACAAATGGGGGCTTGAAGTTTGGCAGCCAGCCCAGGAGCCAGATTATTCAATTCTTGATGACGAGGATTTGAGTGACGAGCTTGCCGACATGGAGAGCGGTGTCAAGAAGGCCATTCAAATTGAATTTGAAGCTGAACATTACGAGGAGGCTCAAGCACTTGTGAAGTTTTGGCGTGAGCGTGGTGCGTACCTGGGTGCCATGATTATTGAGTACTTAAAGGCCGAGAAGGATAAACTATGATTGCTTGCATACCAACCAAGAGCCGACCGACAACAAAGACATATCATTTGTTTGAGGAGGTTGGTATTAAAGCACTCCACTTTGTTGAGCCGCAAGAGTTTGACAAAAGCCCCCTGCCAAATAAAGTAAACATTCAAGAGAACAACCAAGGCATAGCTTATGTTCGCAACTTCATCGTGGAATGGGCAAAGCAAAACGGTGAGCAGTGGGTTATCATGTGCGATGATGATGTGAATCAGTTTGGCTTTTACAAAAATGGATTGAAGAACAAAGCGGGTGCAGGTATTTGGTTTGACATCAAGCAAAAGGCAGAGCAGCTCCCGTTTGAGATCTTTGGAATCAATTACCTTCAACATGCATGGCACGAAAAGAAGGCATACTCAATCAACAAATCATTCATTGAGGTGTGTGTTCTGATGAATATTCAAAAGATAAATTGGCCATACCGAAAGGAGTTCAATCTGAAAGAGGATAGGGATTTCGTATTGCAGGCAATAAAAAAAGGCAACGGTGTTGTGAAGTTTCACAAGCACTTCTACAACTGCCCAGCAGTCGGGACGAATAAGGGCGGTCTCCAAGGCGAATACCACGCCAAGCGTGATGAGGATTCCGCATACAAAATGTACTACGAATACGCACCACACACAAAGATTGTGAACAAGGATGGAAGGTTGGATGTCAAGATTGATGTAGCAGCATACGCCACCCAAAACAAAAGGATAGTGAAATGAAAAAAGTAGAACTCGTACAGATTCAACACGGGGTAAAGATTGGGGACATCTGCCCGCAACTGCCACCGAACATAACGGAGGACTGTGTATTTACTTACCAGGGAGTTCCAATAGGGTTCTACATGCGCAGCCTCACGGAAAAGGGAAAGCAGCTGGCACATATAGCCAATACCGAACTGCGCACCAGCCGAGTGCCAAAGTCTGTAATGGATAGGAAACGCCCCATGGGCGAGGATGAGAATGGTAAAAAGCAATATCTTGTTGTTTCGCAGTACTCTACCATTATTGGCAGCGTGCCACCGAAGCCCCACATGCGCAGGCCATACCCAACCATAAGCAGCGTGCATGGCGTGAAGTCAGCAAGCACCTTCATCAAGTCGATGTTGATGCTATGCAAGGAATCTGAAAGCATGATCCGAGATATAATGCCAGAACAATACGAAGCCCAAAAG